GCTGATCGCGTCGGACGAGTATTGCACCGTGCAGGAAGTGCAGGACCGCATCAACAAATACAAGAAAGGAAAGGTGACCTGATATGGCACTTGGCGGCGGTATTTTTACCACGCAGAACAAGGTGCTGCCCGGCAGCTACATCAATTTCGTGTCGGCAAGCAGGGCAAGCGCCAACCTCAGCGACCGCGGTATTGCGACGATGCCGCTTGAGCTGGACTGGGGCACGGATAATGCGGTGTTCGAGGTAACACCGGCGGACTTCCAGAAGAACAGCCTTGCCATTTTCGGCTATCCGTTCACCCACGACAAGCTCAAGGGTCTGCGTGAGGTGATGGACAAGGTACGCACGCTGTACGCCTACAAGCTGACCAGCGCAGGCGCAAAGGCGGCGAACACCTACGCTACGGCGAAGTGCTGCGGTGTACGCGGCAACGACCTCAAGGTCGTGATCGGCGCGAATGTAGACGCACCGGAGAAGTTTGACGTCAGCCTGTATCTCGGCACGACCCTTGTTGACACACAGACCGGCGTTGCAAAGGCGGCAGACCTCGTAGACAATGACTACGTTATCTGGAAGGATTCTGCATCGCTTGCCGAAACGGCAGGTACGGCGCTTTCTGGCGGCACGAACGGTACTGTTGACGGTACGGCCCACCAGAAATATCTGGACAAGATTGAGCCGTACACCTACAACACGATGGGCGTTGTCACGACCGACGAAACCACCAAGTCCCTGTACGCTGCGTTCGTCAAGCGCATGCGTGAGGACGTCGGTGCGAAGTTCCAGTGCGTGCTCCATAACAAGGCAGCCGACTACGAGGGTGTTATCAACGTCAAGAACCGTGTGCTGGACGAGGGCGCAAGCGAGGCGTCCCTTGTGTATTGGGTGACCGGTGCGGAGGCGGCGTGTGCCATCAATAAGAGCCTGCTGAACGTCAAGTACGACGGCGCTTATACCGTGGGTACTGACTACAAGCAGAGTGAGCTGGAGGGCTTTATTCGCTCCGGCGTGTTCGCGATGCACAATGTCAGCGGTGAAACCCGTGTGCTCTCGGACATCAACAGCTTTGTGTCCGACACCGAGGGCAAGAGCAAGGAGATTTTCGGCGACAATCAGTGCGTCCGCGTTATGGACCAGATCGCAAACGACATTGCGGTGCTGTTCAACACGCGCTATCTCGGCAAGGTGCCGAACGATGCGTCCGGCCGTGTGAGCCTGTGGAACGACATCGTAAAGCACCACCAGCAGCTCGAGGACCTGCGGGCCATCGAGAATTTCTCGGCGGACGATGTGCAGGTTGAGCAGGGTGACGCCAAGAACAGCGTTGCGGTGCAGGACGCCGTGACCATCGTGTGTGCGATGGCAAAGCTGTACATGACCGTCACCGTATCGTAAAGGAGGGAACAAGGTATGGCTTATATGCCTGCAAATGATGCGCCGTCCGCCAAGCTGGCGACGGCCTACGTCACCATTGACGGCAGCCGCTACGCCTGTCTGATGGCAAAGAGCTTTGAGGGCAAGATGAACGTGGAGACCAAGGAAGTACCGGCGCTGGGCCGCACGGTAAAGGGCGTCAAGGCAGTTGGCGCGAGCATTAAGTTCTCCATGGTCGTCTACAAGGTGACGGAGATCTTCGACGAGCTGATGGAGCACTACAAGAATACCGGTCTGCTGCCGACATTCGACATTCAGACCACGAACGAAGACCCCGCGACGTCTATCGGCCGCTCGACCAAGATCTACACCGACTGCGTGATCGACGGCGATGTGCTGCTGAGTATGTTCGACGCCGACGGCGATTTCGTCGAGCAGACCATCGAGGGCTACGCACAGGATTTCAGTCGTCCGGAGAAGTACACCAACCCGTCTTATATGTAAGGAGTATGACAAAATGAGTAACTTTTCTGCTTTTATGAAGAGCAACAAAAAGCAGCGTCAGAACGAGCTGTACGCGGCGACCAAATCGCTGACCGACGAGAACGGCGTACCGCTGCTGTGGGAGCTGCGTCCGGTCACCACCCGCGAGAACGAGGCAATCCGTGAGGAGTGTATGACCGAGGTACAGGTACCGGGCAAACCCAGTATGTACCGTCCGCATGTGAATATGTCTGCATACCAGGCAAAGATGGTGGCGGCGGCTGTCGTTATGCCGGACCTCCATGACGCTGCGCTGCAGGACAGCTACGGCGTGATGAGCCCGGAGGAGCTGCTCAAGGAAATGCTGGACGACGCCGGTGAATACGCCGATCTGGCGATCAAGGTGCAGCAGATTTCCGGCTTTACGACCCTTGCGGAGGACGTTGAAACCGCAAAAAACTGATCGAGGCAGAGGATACGGAGACCTGCTTTGCTCTGTATGCTCTGCACCAGCTGCATATTCTGCCGTCTGATTTCCTCGCGCTCGACCAGAAAGACAAGGCGTTCATCATCGCCGCGGCTATGGAAAAGGCGAAACAGGAAAAAGCCGAGATGGCAAAGATCAAGAGTAAGAGGTGATTTTTCGTGGCAAGCATTATGACGGCCGTAAAACTGAATGACCAGATGACTGCACCGCTGCGGAACATCACCAATGCGGTCAACATGATGCTCTCGAGCTGGGAGAGCCTTGACAGCACCACCGCCGGCGGTCTGGATATGGGCGACGTTGCCGCGATCCGCACGCAGCTGCACGAGGCAACGACCGCCCTTGACCAGCTCGGAAACGAGCAGCAGGAGTTTAACAGCAAAGTCGAACGCGGCTCTGATGCGCTGAGTGGTATGGCGGGTAAGATCGCCGGTATGGCTGCGGGTTATCTTAGCTTGCAAGGTGCGATGAACACCGTTAAGAACGGCATTGATTACGCCTCCGACCTTGCCGAGGTTCAGAACGTCGTTGACGTATCATTCGGTAAATCGGCTGCTTCCATTAACGACTGGTCGCAGAAAGCACTTGAAGCCTACGGTCTGAACGAGGTTACCGCAAAACGCTATAACGGCACACTCGGTGCGATGCTGAAATCTACCGGTATTGCGGGTGACAGTGTTGTGGATATGTCGGAAAAGCTGACTGGTTTATCCGGTGATATGGCGTCATTCTACAACCTCGACACCAACGCGGCGTTCGAGAAGATTCGCTCCGGTATTTCGGGCGAAACGGAACCGCTCAAACAGCTCGGCATCAATATGTCGGTTGCAAACCTCGAGGCCTACGCGCTGTCGCAGGGCATCACGACCGCTTACGATAAGATGTCGCAGGCGGAGCAGACCATGCTGCGCTATAACTACCTGATGAGCGTCACCTCGGACGCGCAGGGCGACTTTGCGCGAACCTCGGACAGCTGGGCGAACCAGACACGACTGCTCAGCGAGAACTGGACGGAGTTTGTCGGCAAAATGGCGGCGAACCTGCTGCCGACGCTAACGGTGGGCGTTTCTGCACTGAATGACGTGATTCTGTGGATGTCTGAGAATACGGCGTTCATTACGCCAATCCTCGGCGCGATTACTACAGCAGTAGGGCTGTATACGGCGGCTGTACTGGTCAATGCTGCCGCGAAGGGTATCGCAACGATTGCAACAGCGCTGAAAACAGCAGCCGAAATCAGAGCAACCCACGCGACGTTTGCGGCAACGGTACAGCAGTACGGATTGAATGCCGCTCTGCTGGCCTGTCCGATCACATGGATTGTTGCAGGTATCATTGCGGTTATCACCGTGATTTACTTAGTTGTCGCGGCAATCAACAAGGCCAAGAACACGACAATCAGTGCAACCGGTGTTGTTCTGGGTGTGCTTGCCACGGCAGGCGCAATCGTGCTGAATACGATCATCGGTGTTATCAATGCAGCCATTCAAGCTGTGTGGACGCTTTTTGTCGAGCCGTTTATCAGCGTGATCGAGTGGGTACTCAATGCGGTGAATGGCGGCTTCGACAGCCTTGGTGACGCGGTTAAAAATCTATTGGGACAAATGATCTCGCGGCTGCTTTCGTTCGGTAAGATCGCGACGAAAATCATTGACGCGGTTTTCGGAACGAATTGGACAGACAAGTTGAATGAACTTCAGAACACAGCGCTTTCTTGGGGCAAAAACGAAAACGCGATTACAATATCGCGCAACGCACCGACCATTGAAAAGCGTTTTGCGTACAAGGACGCATGGAACTTCGGATACAATCTCGGTCAGAGCATTGATGAGAAATTCAGCGCCGCGAACGCCTCTGCAACGCCCGAGCTTGACGCGCTGAACAACAATGTTGCGGCGATCGCTGCCAACACGGCGGACACCGCGGACGCATTGCAGCTGTCGAATGAGGACCTAAAAATGCTCCGCAACATCGCGGAACGACAGGAAATCAACCGATACACCACCGCTGAGATCAAGGTGGAAATGGTCAACCACAACAACATCTCGAACGAGATGGATCTGGACGGCGTAGTCAATCTGCTGGAAGCCAAGCTCACCGAGGCTTTGGTAACAAGTGCAGAGGGGGTGCATATCTGATGTACGAGTTTTATATGGATGGTGTGCGCCTTCCGGTCACGCCGAGTGCGCTGACTATCAAGATCAGCAACCAGAACAAGACCATCAACCTCATCAACGAGGGTCAGGTGAACGTCCTGAAAACGCCGGGGCTGTCGAAAATCAGCTTTTCAGCGCTCCTGCCGAACAGGGAATATCCGTTTGCGTGCTACCCGAGCGGGTATCAGCCGGCGCAGTATTACATGAGCAAGTTGGAATCGCTCAAGACCGCCTGCAAGCCGTTCGAGTTCTCGGTTATCCGTATAGACGACAGCGGCGAGGAGCTGATGAGCGCACAGCCGATGACGGTATCCCTTGAAAGCTATGAGCTTGCTGAGGATGCCGGCAGCTACGGCGTTGACGTGATGGCAAAGATTGAATTGCTGCAATACGCGCCGTACCATACCAAGTCTATCGAGTTCAAGAAAAGCGAGAGCAGCAGCA